TTAGCAGCTTGAGTAACAGTTACCGAATTAGAAGTTAAATGAGCATAAGTAGCAGTTAAAGTTATAGACCTTGCATTTCCTACTGTTGTACCTCTATTAGCTGCAGTTAAACTGAAACCACTTAACGTAAACCCAGTAGCTGATCCAGACCAACTTGTTACCAAATCATTTCCACGTAAACCCTCAGTACCAGAAGTATACATTCTATATACTACAGTATGTAAAGTTACTGTTCCACCACCAGCACCAATAGAAGTACTGCTAGCTGACAATGTCATCCTATTGTCCTTCCAGGTATTGGCCTGCTGATAGACTGTTGCAGATATACTACCTGATTTCCCATTTAAAGTATAGGAATAAGTTAGAGTACCTTTAGCAGTTCTGCTGGTTACAGTAGTACCAAGGTTAGATCCAGATATACCTGCACTATATGTACCATTAGTTGGAGTAGCTTGAGAATAGGTATCATTAGAACCAGAAGTATAGGTTCTAGTTTGAGATACCGTTCCACCTATAGTACCAGAACTAATAGTTCCTCCTTTTGCTGGGATATCATTTACAGTTAAAGATCCTCCTGTTGGATTTCCATAAGCTTTAATTTGATTAGCTTGTTGGCTTACTGTTTGAGTACCCCTGATTGAACCCTTTACTTTAGTACTACCCATTGAAGCGGGGTGAGTAAATGTCAAGGTTAATTCAGAGGTTATTACATTGGAAGTTCTTACAGCTCCTACTGTTGTACCTCTATTAGCTGCAGTTACAGAACCATTAGTAGTATTTATGGTAAACCCATTTCCATTGGTCATACTAAAGGTTCTACCAGCAGATAATGTTCCACCATATTTACTTTGACCACTCCAGGTTGTTTCCGTTACTACTGAACCACTAGAAAATGTAAGAACCCCCTTACCATTACCAACTACTGTTGCAGTTCCACCAGATGCTGGGATAGGATTATTATTGTAATGGAAATGTACAGTAGAAGTATTAGGATCACTAACACCAGCTTCCAATTTAGTTACCTTATTTTCTGCTTGAGTAAAGGTTAAACTGTTACCAGAGTTTGTACCCTTGTAATTTCCTGTTACAGTACCAGTTAAAGCTGGTCCCACAGTTGAACCTCTGTTTGGTACAGTTATGGTAGCTTTAGAAACAGTAGCTCCAGATACTCCTGATACGGTTAAAGAAATACCATCATCAGTAGCAGAAGGATATACTATATTTGTACTGGTAGAAGTATATGTATTTTTTACTACTACATCTACCACTAAACTACCACCACTCGCAGCTACTGAATTAGTATTATTATGCCATCCAAACGTAACAGCAACACTATCTATTGAGTTAGCAGCTTGAGTAACAGTTACCGAATTAGAAGTTAAATGAGCATAAGTAGCAGTTAAAGTTATAGACCTTGCATTTCCTACTGTTGTACCTCTATTAGCTGCAGTTAAACTGAAACCACTTAACGTAAACCCAGTAGCTGATCCAGACCAACTTGTTACCAAATCATTTCCACGTAAACCCTCAGTACCAGAAGTATACATTCTATATACTACAGTATGTAAAGTTACTGTTCCACCACCAGCACCAATAGAAGTACTGCTAGCTGACAATGTCATCCTATTGTCCTTCCAGGTATTGGCCTGCTGATAGACTGTTGCAGATATACTACCTGATTTCCCATTTAAAGTATAGGAATAAGTTAGAGTACCTTTAGCAGTTCTGCTGGTTACAGTAGTACCAAGGTTAGATCCAGATATACCTGCACTATATGTACCATTAGTTGGAGTAGCTTGAGAATAGGTATCATTAGAACCAGAAGTATAGGTTCTAGTTTGAGATACCGTTCCACCTATAGTACCAGAACTAATAGTTCCTCCTTTTGCTGGGATATCATTTACAGTTAAAGATCCTCCTGTTGGATTTCCATAAGCTTTAATTTGATTAGCTTGTTGGCTTACTGTTTGAGTACCCCTGATTGAACCCTTTACTTTAGTACTACCCATTGAAGCGGGGTGAGTAAATGTCAAGGTTAATTCAGAGGTTATTACATTGGAAGTTCTTACAGCTCCTACTGTTGTACCTCTATTAGCTGCAGTTACAGAACCATTAGTAGTATTTATGGTAAACCCATTTCCATTGGTCATACTAAAGGTTCTACCAGCAGATAATGTTCCACCATATTTACTTTGACCACTCCAGGTTGTTTCCGTTACTACTGAACCACTAGAAAATGTAAGAACCCCCTTACCATTACCAACTACTGTTGCAGTTCCACCAGATGCTGGGATAGGATTATTATTGTAATGGAAATGTACAGTAGAAGTATTAGGATCACTAACACCAGCTTCCAATTTAGTTACCTTATTTTCTGCTTGAGTAAAGGTTAAACTGTTACCAGAGTTTGTACCCTTGTAATTTCCTGTTACAGTACCAGTTAAAGCTGGTCCCACAGTTGAACCTCTGTTTGGTACAGTTATGGTAGCTTTAGAAACAGTAGCTCCAGATACTCCTGATACGGTTAAAGAAATACCATCATCAGTAGCAGAAGGATATACTATATTTGTACTGGTAGAAGTATATGTATTTTTTACTACTACATCTACCACTAAACTACCACCACTCGCAGCTACTGAATTAGTATTATTATGCCATCCAAACGTAACAGCAACACTATCTATTGAGTTAGCAGCTTGAGTAACTACATAACTATTGGTAGAAAATTTCCCATTTAGTGTTACACTAAATCTAGCTGTACCAACATTAGTTACCCCAGACACCACAGTACCTTTAGATGCAACTGTTACAGAACCATTAGCTGTAGCAATACCAGTAAATTCATAACTACCAGCTGGAAGGGTATTTAGATTAAATGTATTTACTCCCTCATCATAGTCATCATTCCAACCCCAAGCTTGTGTTACTTGTATAGTAGGAGATACAGTACCCCCCTTTGCTGGAACTTGAGGATATGATATAGTTATAACTGGAGTATCATAGATCACAGTACCAGCAGATTGAGCTACCTCAGCTTGAGCTGATTTAGTTAGAGTAGAAGATCCATTCCAACTTGGACTTGATACATCTACTTTTATATTAGCTTTTAATTCTTGAGAAACTTCTGCTTCTGTAGCACTTACTACTCCGGTATTAGCATTTATACTAAAAGTTGACGGAGCAGTTCCCACAAAAGCATACTTACTGGTATAAGAATCTGGATTTACCCACTTAACTTCCTCAGAAGTATATAACTGATTGATATGTATTGATAGTGATGGACTTGAATTACCACCAAGAACCGATATATCAGTATTATATACAAAAGAATCAATATATAGAGTTTCAGTTTCTATAGTATTAGCCTGCTGATAGACTGTTGCAGTGGCGTGTCTGGTAATATCAGCCCCACCACCATTGTATACTGAACTTGGAACCCACCTAAAGTTTTTATGGTATTTTGATTCTGCAGAACCCCTATCTACTCTAGCAGTTTTATTAGAAGTAACAGTTAATACTCCAGTTATAGCATTTATTTTCCAGGTAGAGTATTGAGAATTTATAGTACCGAGTTCATAGTTACTACCAGTATAGAATGATCCATAAGTATTAGCAGGAATAACTCCCGGCTCTCCTCGTACCCCAGAAGTATAAATCATTGATGGTTCTTTACTCTGAGTAACAGTAGGACTTGAACTTCCTCCTTTTGCTGGTATTTCTGAAGGGTTGTAGGATAAAGATAGTACATTTTCTGGTAACTGGATATCAACTACATAGTTACCTTCTCGTGTTACCTGAGCTTGTTTCTGTATTTCATTTGATTCCAGGGTTTTATAACTGTAGTTACTAGAAGGAGTCCAAGTAACTTTATCAGTTCTAGTAACTTGTGGAGAAGTAGTCTCATTAACAATACTTGTTCCAAGACTTCTCATAGTTACATTACCTGATTGAGCTGATAACCCAGTAAAGCTTCCACTTGGACCAGGCCAAGAATAATTAACTGTATCTGATAAAGTACCAAATTCAGTATCTGGTTTATCAGTAGAAGTAGCTCCAGAAATAAATGTATATTTTACATTATAAGTTCTACTCACTAAATCTGGACCAACAGAATTTTGAGCAGCAGTTCCTTCTGTACTATAGGTATGAGCCCAAGAATCCAATAACTCTATTTGAGTTACTTTGTTTTGTTCTTGATAAACATCTACAGTTTTAGTTGCAGTTTTTCCATTAAGTGATACGGTAACTTCTAAAGTACCAGCTACAGTAGCATTACTTATTGTAATATCCTTTGAATTAGCAGATACTGGGTCACCATAGGTAATGGTAGCACCAGTAGTTATATTTTCAAATTCCCCAGAAGTATAAGAAGCTACCTGAGAATAAGAAACAGTTCCACTTGATACTTGTCCACCAGATGCTGGGATATCAGCTGCACCAAATAGAGAAATATTTATTTCTGAATAGGTTACGGTATTAGCCTGCTGAGTTACATTAGCAGTTCTAGTGATTGAATTATCGGTTGGTTCAAAGATATTATCTTTGTAAGATATTTTAACTCTGTGAGTTAAATATATGGTTTCTTTTAAAGCTTCACCCAAAGTGGTTCCCCTTGTACCTATAGTTACTACTCCAGTAGGCTCATCTATAGAAAATGGAGAATTAGAGGTATGAATCTTAAAAGTATTATTTTTGGTTATAGTATTAATATACTCTGACGTGGGTAAGTCATTTAAAGTTTCACCACTGGAAAAAGTGGTTACATAAGATATATTACCCACTACTGGATTAGAAGTACCTCCTTTGGCGGGTATTTCTGAAGGGTTGTAGGATAAAGTTACTGATGGTGCTACTTTAGTTACTTTATTTTCTTCCTGGGTTATAACAACCGATCCAGAAATTGTAGAACCATCAATAGTATTATTAGTATACCCAACTATATTAATTGCTCTAGAAGGACCTATAACGGTCCCCCTGTTGCTTGCAGTTACTGTCTTTCCTGATATACTAAATCCTGGAGCATAACCACTCATTGTGAAAGGAGTTTCTAAAGTAGAAACCTTTCTACCATTTCTCCAAGTAGTTAATATCCCTTTAAGTTCAAGAGAACCACCAGATGCTGGGATAGTTATTTCCCCTGATTTAGATTTTATTTCCAAAGTATATTCATAGGTAGCTTTCTCCTGAGTTACATTAAGATCAGCATAAGTTTTCTCACCAGTACTTACACCGATCTTAACTGCTTCAAGAGTAAAGCTTTTACTACGTGGGTTTATATCCAGTTGTTCATTAGAACCAATTAAAAAAGTGGGATTCAACTTGGTAGTATCTTGAAATATGTATAAATTATCATTCTCTACACCTTCTTTCCACGGTACAGTAGCTACAACTGGATAAGTTTCCCCAGTTGCCCTTGAATCTATAGCTGCAAGAATGATATTTGGAGAAGTTTTACTCTTTACCATAACTCAGAGAGTTAAAAGTTACTTATAAATAGAATCAGACATATCAAAGCTGGCAACTATAGAACCATCTACTTGTTGAACAACTTTTAAAAAAGCTGATGCTTGATATTGTGATTGAGAAGGTACTACATTACCTTTGAACTCAAAGATTTTAGCTCTTTCCTTTTTAGATGAATTATCATCTGAGGATAATTGTATTGGTTCTCCAGCTTCTAGCTTAGAAAAATCCATATATAGATTATCATTTGTACCATCAGCCCATGGGATAGTAACAAAGTTATTTCCAGTTGGCATGTTATTTATATTTAGTTAGAGGTACCAGAGGTATTTACACTTATACTACCATTAATGGTATTGTTTATAGCTTGATACTCATTGTTTTCAAAATCAATGGTTATCTCTATATAGTGACCCCATACAACTGTAGACATAATTATCTGGAATATTGTAGGATTATCAGGATCTATACTTTTTAGTAAACTATAGGTAATATCAGATGGTACTTGAACTTCATTAAAAGTTACAGTCTTACTAATAAATACCCTGCCATTATTAAAGGCATCTAATAAGTCAATGGCTGTGCCCAGTATTGATGTTATGTGAGTTGGAGATGCCGAGCTATTTAATTTTGATGGATCTCCCGGGAATATATAAGCAGGAATATTCAATCCGCCGCCTGAAAGCCCGTCAAGCTTGGTTTTGTCCGCCGCCGACATCAACCCGGCTTGAGAAGTAGTTGCATTGCCGAGATTGCCGGAATCGTAGATTCTATACGCACCTTTACCATCATTCCTATACACTGGGGTGTCGTTGGGAGTTACAATGCGGGTTTTCTTGGTACTAGTTCCAACGGCTACGCACACGCCATCACCGGCTATATCAAGTAACCCAACAACGTTCCCACCGGCAGCATCCCTTATGGCAACTCCGTCTTTAAATTGAAAATATCCCGTTATGGTTTTGCCACCAGTAAGCGGCAGGTAGTTGTCTGGATTGAAATTGGCAGTATTATATAAAGATACCCAAGGACCCCATATTTTGTCAGACTCAGAAGCTTTTATAGTTCTTAAAAATATAGCCCCATCAATATTACCATATGAAGTAGCTATCTGAGCTCCCCATCCTCCATTATCCCATGAGAAAGTTAATAAGAATCCACTTGTAAGGTTACCAGGTTTTGTACCAGTAGTATTATCATCAAATAGGTCATATCTTAAATATGAAGACATGGATGCTAAATTTACATCCATACTTTCAACCCTAGTTCCAGCTTTGATAGAATTTATATTATTTATAAGCTGAGATAACTTGGTTAGATTATCCTTAGTCCAAGCTTTATTATCAATAAAATTTTCAAAGGTAGTAGTCGGTAACTTCTGACCTATTTGATCCATTACTGTGGTAGCAAAATTTGAATCATCTCCTAAAGCTTTAGCTAACTCATAAAGAGTATCTAAGGCTTCTGGAGATCCATCAACTACATCTGCTATCTTTTGATCGGTATATGATTCTGCACTAGTTAATACAGTTTGATCAGCTATACCATAAGATTTGGTTATATCCTGAACAGTCTGATCTAATTGGTCTTGGGATACAACACCACCTCCGGATGCTATTTCATCACTTATAGCATCTACCATATCTCTTACTGTATCATTTCTACTACCACCAAGTAATAACCTACTAACGCACCAATTAAGATATTCTTTTAAACTATCCTTTATACTTCTCTTTGCTCTCATGACAAAAAAATTACAAAATTCTATTTTACAAAATAGGGTGATTTCCATATCACCCTATCATTAAAAATTATCCTCTGGATACGCCTTTTATTTAATACCATATTTGCTATCTTTCTTTTATTGAAGATAAGTATAGCTAAGTGATCTGGTTTCATGATTGTTCTACTTGAATTGTAGTATATAATTCAGCATATAAGGTACCCTCTTTAGCATCTACTAATTTATTGAAATATTTATAGATACCAGGTTCACTAAAGGTGATAGTCCAAGGGGTTATAGCTTCATAATCAGCAGGCATGTTAAATCCTTCAGGGGGTCCCCAAGTACCAGAATTTACATAGGTATGTTCTTGTCCAAGTGAATCAGTAGCTTTATAAGTCACAGTAGCAGCTTCACTCGGTTTTTCAGTTACACCAAATATACAAACTACTCCATTCAAACCATTTTCTCCGATAAGCATGGTTTTTAAAGTAACATTAGCTACTACTGGTACTTCTGCTTTTGGAGTACTTTCAAAACCTATTTGAAAACCATAGGTTGCTGTATCTGGGATGGGTTCATATTCAAAGTAAAGAATATTATCTTCTACCCCTGGAGCATTTTCAACTACCTGAATACCATCTACAATATCAGAAGTTAAGTATTTAGATAGCTTTCTGGGGTCTGGAATTGGAAGTTCTACCCATTTAGTAGCATCAGACCAAGTAAGGATATCAGTACCGAAATATATCCAAACTTCTGGTTTCGGTTGAGTATCTTTATTAAGGAAAGTTAATATCCTTACAGTAGTACGTTCTTTATCTGGAACTAAAGCTAAGGCATCAGCTAAAGTTAATTGTAAATAATTTTGTCCCACTGGGGCATACCTTACAGAAGCATTAATAACCCCATCTGCAAGAATTTGGTTGATTTCTTTGGTGGTGTAATTCAGAGTAGTGGGAGTATCTGGATTACAGCAATCACAGGTACAGGTTGCCATATATTTGGTTATTTTAAGTTTCCAATTATTGTACCATCTTTTGATTTGATGGGTATATCTGGACTACCACTTACTTTCAGTGGTAAGTTACAAAAATCTCTTACTCGTTGGTTTGAAGAATCTATCAACCATATACCCTGATCACCAACTACCATGGCATTTGGTCCAGTATATGTTTCTAAAATTTCTTCCGATTTTTCTGGGTCTTCCCTACGCATAATAAGGAAGAAGAGTAATGGTTCATCCTTAGCTTGTGCTACTTGGGTATCTCCACCTGGTTTTAATACTTTACCATTTAAGATAAATCTATCTTCTGACCAGTTAAAATCCCAATACCCATATTCATTAAGAAAACCATTTTCTTTTAGAAGCCTTCCAGAAATATATAATACTGTATCCCCTGGATTTAATTCACCAGATATTGATAACTCTTCTAGAGGCCATGTTTTTATATAATTATACTGGAACAGTCCTTCCAATTGAATGGGTGTATAGACTGTTCCAGTATCTTCTCCATATGGGAGGGGCTGCTCAATTCTTCTTAACCACAAGAAAGGTTGCCTACCAGAGTCAACATCAATGAAGTCTCTTACAATTTTTTTATAGCGTTCCCATCCAGTGGTTGAAACTCTACTGACCTTTCTTCGTGGCATAGTTTAATATTATTTGAGGAGTGAGAAAGGGTCTGGACCAGATAGTGGTCCTTTTATACGTTTGTTTACAGCTTTTGGAACTACTACTCTAGTTGGTCTTTCACAGATGGGTAAATAGATATCCAAACGACCAGCTAGCATACATAAGTTCTCTTTCATCATATCCAATAAACCACCTGGGCCTAAAGCTTTGATGATATTTGAAGCTAGATCAGATTCATCCTCATTGGGATTGAAATACTCTACTTGAGTGGGACCAGTTTGGATTTTCTTTACATCACCTTGATACCCATCAGATGGTTCAGACCCACCAGAACTTGAAGTTGTATTGTTTTCTAATATAGATTGAGCTTGAGCTTTTACCATATTAGCAACTTGAACTGACATAAAATCATAAGCTGCCAACTCCATTATTAATTGGTTTTCTAGAGCTTCATAATACATTTCATTATTATACTCTTGGAGAGGGATGCAATGATTTACTAGAGGCTGTAAATACAGCTGCCATTTTTCAATAAATTGTCGTTTAGTACTTGTAGTTACTACCCCAAATATATTTTCTGGGATATATGTATCTATAAGTTGATATATTGAACCCGACAGATGAGTTTTTGCCTTATCAGTTACTGGTACTCTTTGTTCACTACTACCAACAGTATTTGAAGCAGGATCTTTAACTAAAAGTGTTACTTTGTAAAACCCTGGTTTATCAAATTCATGAGTAGGATTATTTAGAGTAGATTGGGTATTATCACCAAAGTCCCAGTGATAAGTATAATCACTGGGTACTCCGGTAGATAAGTTTTCAAAAGTGACTTTGAGTCCCACAGTAGCATAATTAAAATCTACTACCATGGCTTATAATATTTATTCGTCAGCAGGAGCAAGTTCACCAACTATAGCTTCTACAATTGAAGCTTTGGTATCATCTTCTTCTACCTCGATTTCAAATAACTCTGCAATACCTTTCAGCTGAGTTAAATTGAAATTATTTGACAGTTTCTTAATATCTAACCCCTGATTAAAGAGATCAATAAACTTAGCTTTGTCCTCTTCTGGGTTATGATTTACTTCTTCTTTATTTACTTCTTTAGGTAAACCAACTACTCGTACCAGGTGACCACCTCCAAGAGCAGCTTTTATTTTTGGATTCATCTGCTGCAGAAGGTTAAGTTCTACCGTTTGACCTTTGGTAATGGTTAACCCAGTTTTCATATCATGAAAAACTGAAGCATTTTCTCCTAGTTGTACTGTTATATTAGCCATAGTTGAAATTTTTAGTTAAATGAAGAAATCCCGAGACCAGGTGTATTATTCCTGATCCCGGGGTTTAGATAATTACTTTTCTATACTTACAGTGATATAAGGATCAACTTCCATGTATGCTGGGAAGCCATTTTCACTGAATTTCTTAGTACCATCTAAGAGGATAGCAGCATCCTGATACATCTTAGAGAAACCAGTAGTAATGGTAGCATAGGTAGCCTCAGTCTGATTAGAAACGATTCGTTCCGATTCCAGCATCAACTGACGAGCAGTTAACTTGATCAGAGCTGCACGAGGATCTATCAACAGTAACTCATTATCGGGTACACCTGGATGAATGTAGAAATCAGCACTGTTGGGAACTGGAGTTTTCAGATTCAGAGTAGCCATAGTAGTACCAGACTGACGATTCTTAAACTCTGGTAAGTCTAAGATATCAATTGCCTGTTCCTCATCACCAACCATAGTTTTAAAGTTACGGCCAAGACGAGAAGCACGTACCCAAATACGGAGTAAGTCTTTATACTGGATACCAGCAGCAGTATCACCTACACCAATTACTGGGGCAGACTCAGAACCATCTGACTGATTACCATTGATCAGTACATCAAGTGCCAGACCATCCAAGGCATAACCAAGCTGAACACCAAAGTCACGGAGGAAGATGGCCATCACATCTAGAGAAACGTAATTACGAACTTCATCGGTGATCTTAAAACCACGACCTACTTTGAAGAGGTTTACTGATTTCTGTCCAAAGCTTACATCACCCAGAGGAATGGTTTCAGCCTCATTTACCCGGGCAGGCGCAGCATCAGAGGGATTAACAAAAGGCATGATAGCGGTTAACCCATTGATTGCCTGATCAGAAGCTATGATATTTGGATAGAAAGGAGCTTCTTTCATACCCAGGTAGATAGCACTACGGATAATTTCAGGAACCAACCAACGAATGCTCTGATCTGGCATCGTAAAGATATTGTGCATGGTATCCCGCTTAACATTTACTTCCAGTTTATCATAATAATCGTTAAGAGAAAGACCATAACAATTCTGTACAAAATCTTCCAGTGAAATATCCGTGGGCACTTCATCTTTGTTACCCTGACGGAAAGCATCCAACTGGGAAACTATCTGCGGCAACTCTTTACGGAAATCAGCTGCCTTCATGTTTTCAATATTTACAGTACTCATTACTTTCTAATTTATTAGTTTAAAAATTATTTTACGAGAACCTGGATTAATTCATCAGCTGCACTGGCTGGGGTGATAGCAATAAAATTGCTTTCAGCATTGGCTGCAGTATTGGTATACTTTACATACTGACTATCTTCTGCAGGAGCACTTGGAGTTACAAAACCACAAGTAACAGCTGCAGTAGAAATTCCATATACTACAGCAAAAGCCGATACCATTACAGTTACCTCATCACCAGGATAAGCAGGGAACTGACTGTTAGTAACAGCAATACCAAGATATACAGTATTAGCAGCACCAACATAAGGACTGATAGTACCATCTACATTTAACATTACCGGCTGACCCTGGATAATGGTGTCACCGGCTTTGAATACAAAAGCTTGATGGAGCTTATGAGATTCACTCTTGTAAATAACCGTCTGAGGAGTAGGTACCCCTACTTTAGCCATCAGCTGTGGATTGTTCAATTTCATAGTAAATGTTTATTATTTGGTTTTAGCAATATTTTTCATAATTCCAACTATACTGTAGGCAGTATCCTCAGTATGCTGTTTACCCTCAGTATCATTGTTAGCCATGCTAGAAGCACGATTTACATTCTTAGAACCACAATCTGCACAATGGAGAGGGAATTTTTCCTCTACCTGAGCATCATAGGTAGCTTTTAAAGAAAGTAAAGTTTCTACATTGGTAGTGTCTGCTTCTAACAAAGATAAGATATTAGCATCAGCTTTATCTTCATCTACCGTCTTTTTGTAAGAAGCAATGGTAGCTTCCCTCACATCTTTAAGATGAGCTTCTCCTAAGCTTACCATTTTTTCATTTGACTTAATGGTTTCTTTTAAAGAATCTACCTCTTCTTTCAGAGAGGTAACTTCTCCCTCTGCCTTGGTCTTTGCCTCAGACAGACTCTGATTCTCAGATATGATATCTTTAATCTGAGAAAGAGCAAGCTCAACAGTTGGAGTAGAACCTTCAGCTAAGCTGAGCATGTCCTGTCCGAAGAGTTGCTCAAGGAATTTTTCAACTTCGTTCATATTATTATTTTTTGGTGGGTTTTGGTTCCCCTCATTATTAAATTTGCTGGTATTGTACATCGTACTAATTTGGTTTGCACCCTTGAAATCATAGTAAGATATCTTAGTTTTCAAGGTATCAAGATCCATTGGTTGAACATCAGCATACGAATAATACCTTGCTCCAGCATAATCTGGGTTATTTATTTTACCATTAGCTATAATCTGAGCAAATGGATCAGCCCCATGAGATACAAGAGAAGTTTCTCTATAAGCTATAATCTTTTTAGCTACCCTATGTACTAAACTTCCATCTTCTAATCTGGTATTAAATTTTTCCCTAAATTCAGTATCTGACATATTATGGGATTTAGCCCACTCAAACATAACAGTTACTGAATTAGAATGGATAGAAGGTGGATCCATCAGTATACCACGAGCTATTCTTGGATTAGCTTTTGCATCAATCTTAAGAACTCCATTGATACCACCTGGGATTACTACTCCATTGTCAGCTTTATAAGAATCTTGCCAAGAAACTGATTTAATGGAGCCTATGGCATTCCCTATCTCAGTTTCATGATCACAGTTTACCGTTTGACCAACCAACAAGTTCATAGAAGCTTTTAATACTTCTTCTGGAAACGCGGTTGGATTATAGTCTTTAGCAACTATACAGTTAGATAACAAACGGAATACTGGTTCTATAAACTCACTATCCTGGGGATTTAAATCCTCTTTAGTTACATTGGGATAATAAGTATTATAATCAGTATTAGCTCCAAATAACCCATACTTTTCAGTATCTACTTTAGTAGCTTTAAAATAGTTTTCTGAAAATGATTGTAATGGGATACTCACTGGTAAGTGGTTTGCCATTACACTGTGGCCACCACTTAAAATCATAGTATCTACAAAATCTGGCATAATATTGAAATTATTTATCGTGGTCTAGAATCTTGATCTGCTCTCTTTGGAACTGTCTTATTCTTATCTCTAGTTTTTCTATCTGAGGTATCTTTATCAGCCTCTCTCTTTTGTTTTTTGGCAGAATCTTGAGATGAGGAAACCCCTTCTGGTTCTTCCATTTGCCTTGGTTCTTTTTGATCTGGTTTTTCATAACCCATTGACCATGCAAATTCTTCTTGACTAATGATACCCTGATTATATAGGCTTACAAGGTTACGAATCTTATACTCAATCCCCTGTTGAACCTTAAGTTCATCTGATATGGTTGAAGTTCCAAAAGTAACCACTACACCCTTATTATTATACCCCGCTAGACGTAATTCTAGAGTATATAAAAATTCCAAGGCATATTTCAGTAGCATTTGAATATTTCTTAACTGGGATATCATTTTTGATAATAATATACCAGTTCCACCTTCGGTTAAGTTATTTTGAACTCCTATGAGAGAACCATTGACCCCTAAACCATTTGCAACGGATTGCTGATTCATTGCCCACGGTTTTTCTATATTACCTATCTCTTTAGTAGTTGAGTTTAATTTAAATTCATGATCATCCTTGAAACCAACCACTATGTTGTCCTTGAGTCCTTCTCTTAAGTTCATCTTAAGCTTACGGAGGATATGTTCCAACCTTCTAGCATAAGCATCCCTTGACTCACTGGGGTTTATTGTGGGTTTCTCCATCTTGGCTTCTAAGAAGCCAACCATACCAACCAGTTCCATGATATGTTTGAAGTTTATCCTCATATCATGTTGACCCTTTAATGAATCAAGGGCGGCCATAAATGGTGGTACCCCATAAGGTTCATCAGTATCATTATACATACCAAGATATTTGTAAGTCTCATTGTTCAATTTTATGAACTCTGGTTTCTTACTCAATACTTGGTTGGGATTCTTCTGATAAGGATGGTATACCCCATCATTTAATCTCCTGAAGTATATCTGTTCTGGGTTGATAAATAATACAGTGGAGATACCATTTAAGTTATTATTTGGAACTGCTTCTATAGAAATAGCTCCACTGGTAAGACATTGTACAGTAAACTTGTTTACCAACCCATCTATACCAGCCGTATACTTTGTCCATGATTTAGAAGCTACCATTAAGTGTTCCCTCATTTTAGTAGCTTCTTCTGGAGTATTCTTAGGGAATGATATAGTATGACCAGTGTTAGCTAACTTAAACATATCTTGTAAAGCTATACTAACATCTGGGTTGATTTTATACAAATCCCTAATCAATGGTATTACATCTCTACGAAAAGAGGATTCCACCAGATTGGTAAAATCCCGTAAAGATAAAACTAATCCACTTCCTTGAGTATCTGGTTCTGATACTCTTCCAGGAGATATTGCACCCACTTTCGGTGAGTCATCTCTTATCTCTGGAGCTTTCAATGATTCTTTGGGTTTTCCCCTACTGAACCATGTTCTTGGGTCCAAGATTGACATAATATAATGGTTTTGTATGTTACAATGGAAGGATTACTGTGTTTCTATTAGTAGTCTTCCTAATATGGTTGCATATAGCTTTTCCAAAGATATCATCATCTGCATAAGCCTGACCTTCCAAATCTATATCTACTGCAGAATTATTTTGTCTATGTTTACCCATAGCAACTGGTCTTCCCATACCATCATAGATGAAAGTATAAGCTTCTTGTACAAAGAAAGGATCTTTGATGATTACTTCATCTTCTCGGATATCCTTTTCCAAACCTTCAACTATGAGTGAACGGTTCTTTTGAGTGGTCAACCAACCTGGTATCTTCTCTTCCTCTGGTCTGGACTTTCCCTTTTTCTTAAGAAGTTTTGTAGAGTAGTATAAATTTGGATAGCCCTCGTCCTGAAGTTTGATAACAACTGCCATACCAATATCATTGGATTCAGGAGCTATTTTAGCATAGTTAAACTTCTCCCCAGTGTCTCCAAGAAGTTTAGCATACTTATCAAGAGGAATCTTACCCTTGTAAACTACTGCTTCTTCTCCCTCTTTTGACATACAGGTAAATGAAGAGTAATCAGTACCACGACCAGTAGCACAGTCTGCACCAATGAAGTAATCAGTGTTTGGATCTGGTTCATTAAATTCTCTATACTGACCACCAAGTCTCATCTTGATAGGTGGGTATTCAGTGAGCATTTCTTCTATACTCTTGATATCAGCCAGATCAAATACGGTATTACCTGATGATAAGAAGTCACCATCAATCTCCTGAGCAGTTCTTTTGGGACCCAGAGCAGTTGCCATTTCATCATACCAATTTTGGTCTCGGTCTGGGTGCATCTGCCAATACAATCGTATTGGATTGAATGGATTACTTCCAGAGATAGCATCTACCCAGGTACTGTGGTAGAATCCACCAACACCAAAAGGAGTAGAGTTTACTATAGCAGAACCACCAGTTGACAAGGTTGGGAAAGCTGCTGCCCAAATCTGAGCTGCCCAACGAACAATAGCAGCTTCATCAATAACCAACAATGAAAGAGATTCAGAACGACCAGCTTGATCAGAAGTTGGGATAGATTCTATTATTGACCCATTGGAAAACTCCATGGTAGATGCAGAACCATATTCTCCAGTTCTACCATTGATGATTGGTGTTTGAAGGTACCATGGAAGGTTCTTATACATAAACTTGATCTTCTTCAAAACCTTCTTAGCAATGGTATCTTTGATTGAAATGATATTTATCTTCTTGTTGGAATGATACATTGCCAACCAGAGACAATACATAGAAATAAGCTCTGTGATACCAGCCTGTCTAAACTTCAGAATGATATTGAATCGTTCTTTCAAGAAGTTGTATAAAACAGATTTTTGGTAAGGATAGAGATCAAATCTAACCCTACCAAGCACTGGGTTGATAACCCAGATGAAATGTGAAAAATAGAATATATCTTTTGATACCTTAGCTAGTATCTTTATTTCTTCAGAGCTTAGATATTGTTGCTGTTGAGTTGTTTTCTTAGCCATGTTAGAAAGTATAGTTTAACCTCAGGTATAAATCAGTCCCTATACCTTTCTTCAGGTTTGGGTAATAAAATGAATTGAATCCCAGTTCATAATTAAATTTACTGGTATTGTACTTCAATCCAAAATCCAAATCATATAAGTTGTTGAATGGTCTTACAGTGACTTGTGCTGTTGGAGAAAATCTTTTAAAGAATTTTTTTCTCTCGAAAGTAAGATTATTGTTTACATAGTTGTATGAATACAGGTTTGGATTGATTGGATACTGCTTGTTGTATATGTTTCCTTTTGTGTTTAGCAGATTCATATCCAACTTCCTATCATCAAACAGTAGTGAAATCAACTTATCATTGTTTGGATATTGAGTCAAGTATTGAGAAGATATACTGAGGATTGATGAGTCTTTGAGATAGATTTCAAGAGTATCATGTTTAACTTCTACCTTCTCAACAAAAACTGAATCAACTTTGTATTGAGTTATGTACTTTGGAACTTGGATATACTTGTACTCAGTATCTGGTTTCAAGTACTTATCCACATAAACTGTATCCGGTGAAGATTCCAAGAATTTCACTTCTGATTTTGGATTCAGGAATTGATAAACACATAATATCCCAAGTCCAATGGTCAGTATGTAGAGTATCCAAGTCTTCATGTTTTGTGGTTTTGATGAACAATAGTCATTTCATAGTTTTTTGAGTGTTTAAAGGGGAAAGGGGGGATTATAGGGGGGTATGGGGATATATTCAGGTCATATATGTTATTAGCTCTTAATAGCCTGATAAATATTTACTAGCCAAATGTTATTAGCCTAAAAAGGCTAAGTATTTAGGAGGCTAAAAGAATAATTATCATCTAATGATTTTACTACTACTTTAGTAGTAGTAAAATTATCCTATAGCATAGCTATAGGATAATTCCTTACACGCATGTATACGTGTATATACGTACGCACGCATAGTACTTTTTAATTTAATTTTGATTTTTGATACATTTTTTGAACCATATACCAACTTCATAAACTGATCCTTTAGATAGTGTATTTCTAGCTTTATTGAGCCAATAAGTTTTATTAGAATTATCAAAATAAATCTTAAAATTTCTAGGAAATCCCATAATGATTCTATATTCTTCGATTCCCATGGGTAATCCATTGGGATTAAATTGTCTATTTGAAGGTCTTAGAGTCAAAGGATAAGCATTTGGTCTGTTTCTATATACTCCAGGTAAAGTCTTCATCTTAGTACCTTTCATAGGCCACTTAAATTCATCTTTGAATTCAGTATTCCAAAGCTTTTTTACTTGTTTTACAGTCAAAGTTGACTTAGATTTATCAGCATAATGATACATAGCTAGTTTTTTATCATCATCCTCTCTGAAATTTAGATCATTATTGATCATTTTACCGATATCTTTCACTAAAAATGGTTCAGAAACCTTAAATAATCTCTCAAAATGATGATAATCTACTCTTGAATCATGTCTAATACCAACTAATATCAGTCTTTTTCTTGATTTTTGAGAATTTCCAAACTCAAAAACTGAATGACAATGGGGTATCAAGTGATATTTTGATAATTTTTTCTCCCATTCTTCAAAAGGAATCAAATCTAAGAGCTTTGGAAGGTTCTCTAAAAGGAAAATCTTGGGTAAAAATTGCTCAATAGCATTCAAATAAAGGTTCAAAGTTTTATCTTCTTGTGGTTTACCAAGGGTTTTCTTCCTTGAATAACTAAAATTACTAGAATGACCACAAGAAGGGGAGCCAATTATGATATCAGGATTAACCCCCTTGTATTCTTCAATACTTTTTAAGAATGGAATATCACCAAAATTGAGTTTCCATTGTTCTTCATTTGTAGTATGGAATACTCCTCTTGGTTCAATATTACCTACTAATCTTCTTCTAAATGGGAATAAGAGAGCACCTTGTGCAGCTGCAATCCCTAACACTGTAAATTTTTTCATATACTATGAATTTTGTAGAAAATATCCCCTGTATACCAAGGTATCATGTTACTGATACAGGAGAAGTTTATAGGAAAAATGAGTATACTTCTAAAACTGGGTTAATATATAATAAACCCAATAAACCTTTGTGGTGTAAATGTAAACTGGATGTTAAAAATGGTTATATGTATGTACATGTAAGATTACCTAATTTTGATAAAACTATAAGAGTACACAGGTTAGTAGCAGAAGCATATATTCCAAATCCCCATAATTATCCCATTGTATGTCATAAAGATAACAATAGAACAAATAATCATGTATCAAATCTATACTGGGGAACCCAATCCATGAATATACATCAGACAATAACTGACGGTAGAAATAACCCACCAATTGGTAATAAAAATTTTTACCATGGTAAAAGAGGTACAGATACTAACAATGGTAAGTATTCAGTTAGATTAAAGTTAAGAATATATAGATTTTATAAAAGACACCCACTTGTAACTAATAAGGAATTACGTATAAAATTTGGGATAAAAAATAGGAGTACCATAACTAAAATAATATCCGGGAGAGATATGATTATCAAAGAACATTACTCCTAATACTGTCATTTTATTTGCCATAATGGATTAGAATTATATAATTAAACAAACTGGTATTGCAAAGCACTCTTTAACTATGCAAAATATTAATTAAACTCTAGAAAAGTATATGAAATTAAACATTGGAGATCCAGTATTGGTAACAGGACCAGCTCATTTTGAAAAAGCAGAAGTAATTGAAAGGAGCAAGGGGATTTACACTTTAAATAATCAGATGAAGATCACTAAGGATTTGAGTATAATTGGTAATAGCAGATTCAAAGTAACCCCTTTCAATGATGAGGAATATAGTTATCTTCTTGCCGTAAATCAAATCCCACGACAATTATCAATTATAAAGGAAAAGATGGATAAGGGATTAGCAAAGGAATCAATCCTAAAAATCCATCAAAAGCTTAAAAATATAATAACTAAATACACTTAGTCATGTTTAGTTTTTGGAGTCAACTCAAGGCATTAGTTGCCACTAAGTATTTTCAAGTAATAGGTGATCAATGGATTAATATATTATCCTATCACAAAGCTCTCAAAAATGAGTTTGGAAAACTATATGAAGATGCTTTAAGTAAACTCCTATTCAGAGCAATCATTTGTTGTATTATCATAACACTTCTATCATCAATATGATCACTTTTCTAATTTCTATATATATTATCGGACTAATCTTAACTTTCTTAATAGATATAACTCTAATCCATAATAATCCAATATTTGAATCAGAGAGAAAATGGTTAATCATATTTTGTATTTGGTTATCCTCTCCTATCTGGATGTCTGGATTATTATGGACATTATTAAAATCAATCCTTAAAAAAAGATGAACTACCTAACTAAGATTTTAATTGCCTGGTTAACTGGGTTTGTAATATTCGGATTAGTGGTGGTATCGATAGGGTTACTTGTAGGATCAGTGATTGATGCCATTACTTTCTTCTCCTTATTTTATCTCATAGCAACTATTATAGCTTTAGCAGGAATATCACTGTGGTATATTTTAAAATGGTTGGTGGATTAATATTAAATGACCATGAGTAATTCTATAATGTTAGTCTATAAATTGATGGAATATATTAAATTCCAGACTAACCTATCTAAGGATTATTCTTTAGAGAATATGAACCACCTCTTGAAACAATTTTGTGAAATCCACAATGTTACTTGTAAGCAATCCTTAATTATCAAGTATCATAAAGGAGTCACTAAATATCTTTCTACTAACGATGGAAAACCATTAACCCTTTATAAAAATAATATCATTATACCATGATAATAGAAGAGTTTGCAGACAAGCTATGGGTAACTTTTGTATTACCCAAGATTAATGATTTTTTAGAGGCTAACCCAAATCCCTCTAAAACCAAAATTAATAACTTCATTAATAAGTTAGATCAAGAAGTTGATACCTTTTGTAGAGTAAATGGATTCAAAAAAGAATTCACTTTGGAAGCTAAGATAGAGAATGGGGTATTCTCTGTATCCCCTACTCATTTGGGATATAAAAATAAAATAAGCTTTCTAGAGGAGTAAGTTTAATAAACTAATAAATTCCTAATCTTATATGGGGCTATCTTTCTAGAGGTAGCCCTTTTCTTGTGTTATATTTATTTGGATTTGATAGACGGGATAGATTTTTAATTGTGTGTTGGGAAGGCCCATTACTTAATGTGTAGAAGTAGTGGTAGTAGAAGAGCCCATTACACAGGTTCAAAAAGTGGTCGCAATGAAAAGGGCATACCCATTACTAGCTTTTGTGGAAGTTGAGATAGTAAAAAGGGCACACGGTGTCCCTAAATAAAAAAATCCCCTATTAAAAAATAGGGGACAATTTTTTGTTACGCTTCAATTTGAATAAATATAAAATCATTTTTTATTTCTGATTTGATTATTATTCCATCATCATTTAAATCATCAATAAATTTATTGATACTTTCTTTTTGATTTGGATTTTTATTTTTGAGAACTAAAAAATGATAACTATTTTTTTCGTTCATCCTAAAATTATATCGGATTAATTCAATATCCAAATTTTTTTCTTTTGCATTATCGGATATATATTCCAAATATTCCGATAAACTTTTAATATTGTTTTCCATAATTATATTTATTTATTCATTACGGAAATAAAACGTTTTACAAGTTCTTTATTATCCTGTGTAGAATTATTATCTACAATTTCGTTTACATTATTGTAAACTTCTTTTGCATATTCTTTCCACACTTTTTGGAGTTCTTTTATTTTTGTAGGATTTTTTTCTACCTGTAAAAAAGTTCCTAAAAAGTTTTGTAATTTTCTACGTAATTTAATTCTAAGAGATTTTTTTTCTTTGTCTGATTTACATTCATCAAAAAGAGAATTTTTGTAGATGCTTTTGCGATTCTTAGAATTGGAAATTAAAATCTCTTTTCCAAAATTCAAAACTTCGTTTGCTTTCATAATTTTATACCTAAAATTTTTTATTAATTATTTTTGGAAATATCTAAGTAGAAATTTTAGGATTTTTTTTAAACTACTTTTATTTCCTTTTCTGTACTACAAAGATAAAAACAAAAAAAGTTTTTTCCAAATATTTTTCAAAAAAAATCATAAAAAATTTTTGTAGATATTTCTTGTATATCTACATATTAGATCAATTTTATATATATTAGACTAAGGCCAACGTTAGCGCCTATTGAAAAATCGCCATTGTAGCCAGGGTGTGGGCTTTCTTTGGCCTGAATAGAAATTCCATATTGTAGATACCTTATTAGTTGGGCCCTGTGGATTTCAGGATTATAGGTTCTAAGGCCTTTAATCTATAGTTTAACTTTAAAAGGTCAATAAAATATTTATTCCCTTTCCCCAAGCATTTTATTTACATTTAAAGGCATCAAAGAGTATTCTCTAGTAAATTATATTTATCTTTATAAGAATTTTATTTACTTAGATTCTTAAACCTCTAGAATGGTCTTATTTTAATTTACCTGAAATCCAAATTTAATAGATCTTAGTTTTCAAGCGTTTTTAAGCGATTATGGATTTTAAGCGATATAATCTAAATTATCATTCAAGCGAAATATACAAATATAGGCCTATTTTTAATTTTAAGCCCCCTCTAGAGGATTTTATACCCTTAGTTTATAATTTCCCTACCCTACATTTTTAAAGGTTCTAAGAAAGGGTAATTTTGGATGGGTTTAAATTTTTCCCTTGGTCTAAAAATTTTAAAATTTACCAATGGTCTAAATTGCCCTAAAACCCCAAAAATTTTAAAAATTAAAAAAGCTCAAAAGTGATGAGTTTTTGAGAGTTTAATTTTAAAATTTAATTTCGAGAAAAACCCATGTTTGAGGCAGAGTTTTGAAAGTATAAATTTTTAATATTGACCTTAAAAGTTAAAAACTTAGTTTTAATATGTTTAGAATAGTGTAGATGAGCCTTTTTGAACTTTTAGATAAATTACAATCTTGTCCAACCCATGTTTGTTGAGCTGTTTTACAAAATGTAAAAATGTCCACTCTATGTTTACACTATAGCCATTATAAGTTTTGATACACTTTGTTCAAAAATGAGCTAAAATTTATTAACTTTTTATATAGGCTGTGGAAAAAATGGGTAAAAAGTGAATACGTCTTTTATGGACTTAGAACAAACCCAGACTTTTGTCGATTTGGACTTTTTGTTAAAATGTCAACTCCTATCTCCTCTATACTTAGACATATCTTACGTATAGTGAAACCTCAGATTTGAATAGGCCCTAAATTTTTAGAGTAAAAAAGCCTGAGAAACACTAACGTAGTAGTGTACAGAGTATGAGAAACAGGGATACCTGCGGTAGAATGCCCTATTTAGATATGAGTATTGATAATGTATTGAATGATTGTATATTAGATTGATACCTAATGATTGTATTTATATCATATAATGATTTATTAGTATTTAGAATATACTTCTGATATTAATATAGATAATATCAAAGAGAATATACATTGAGTATATAAGTTATGTATTAATGTGTACATGAATAAGATTATTGATATCATTTACAATTTTTGTTTGTTTTGGGTGGAGTTATTCCCATATCCATTTTAAGAATTGATATCCGATAGATAAGATTACGATTATAAATGAGAATACCATTAAGTAGTAAAGTATAGCTAAGAAGAGGTGGACTAGATTTTTCATTTTTAGTTTTGTTTTTAGTGGAATATTAGGTAGAGTATGAAAACTAGAAATATGGTTGAGAATAATAATATGATTGATAAACATATCTTCTCTAAGAGTGTCATTTGGATATATCCTTTAAGTATTTAAACTGTTCTAGAATGAATAGAAGTCTTGATAAGTTGGTTATGGTATCTTCTATATTTAGAAGTTCTAGTTGTTCTTTGGTCATATTTAGAGATTTCCAGTTCTATTTCCTGGATTTTCTTTTTGTAGTTCATTTTTGAGCTTTTTTAAGGTTTCTAGAGCAATCTTAGACTTAATTGCATATTGTTTATGGATATTGGATTCTGGAGGATATATTTCTAATCCAATTTGATAAGAATTATATCTGTCTATCCATTCTATTAAGTGATTATATCTTTTAGTGGATATAGAGACCGGAACGTTATCTATCAAGATTATCACCAATGATTCTTTCTGCTTTGTAGAAACAGGCTTTGATTCCATTGTCTGTATCTTCTTTTTTAATTAAAAGGATAGCATAGAACTTGCTAGAGGCCTTTATTTTAGTTTCTATATATTTACCCTCATTTGGTAAATAACGTCTTACTAAGAAATGAATTAATCTTTTCATAATGTAGATTTAAAGGTTGGAATATTAGGATATTTACCTATATTAAGCAGTTTATCTATGTAATCGAAGTATTCTTGTCTGATATTGGCTAATTTTCTAAGATCTATATAAGAATCATAGCTACCAAATGCTTTTTTATGGAGTGATACTAACTCTGTATAGTTATGATCTGGGATCTCGATTAGAGTTTCATCAATTTTAATTAGTTTCATGGTTCTATGTATTTAATTCTATGTACTGTACCATTTTTATCAACTATGATCCTTTCCCTGATAATTAGTTCTTCTTGTTCAGTTGTGGTATTTGATTGGTTATTATATACTGATTTATTTAGAGTAGAATCATATTCGGGAGGGAATTTAGTTGAATAATCTGGCATTGGAGTAGACATTTTATAAGTTGGTGTCCAATCTATAGGTTCTTCTTTATGACACCTTTTATATGCAACTGCAATAAGTAAGATTATCAGTATTTGATATGAATAATGTGGTACTTTCATTGTTTTTAGTTTTAATCAAATATAATAAAGATTTATTGCAATTACAAATTTATTTACTAAAGTATACTTCTGATGATAAAATAGATAGCTGCTAATACCGGTATTACTTTAGTGAGTTTATCTATAGCTTTGATATCCTTTGTCATAATTCTTAGTTTTTTAAGTTTACCAATCTACATATTCATTTAGAAATATATTGACAGTATTATTATAACTATCATCCATTATACTGTCAAAGTATAGCTCTTTACCATTACTAAGATTCTCAAATTCAATTTGACAATTATCGTTTAACCCTTCCAAAGCTTCCTTTAATTCCTTTACAGTCATAGCTTTTAAATTTTAATTATTATTTGTGTTTTTCTTTATTACAAAAATAATAAATTTTTATTTAAATGCAAAATTAAATACTTGGGTTATCCAATGTGTATTGCTTTATTGGCTGTTTTAGGGTATTTTCTAGAAATTCTATTATAATGGGCTAGGAGTTTTATTATCTTAGTTTGCTTTAAACTCTAGAAAGGGGGAAAATCCTTGCAATAAGAACTCTCCCCCTGAAAGCAAATGAAAGTTATGAGAAATTAAGAAAATGGGATTGTAATTGTGGTATTTGTGCTTGTAATAGAACTCCTATTAACTGGAATCCCATGTCTATCCATTTTGATACAAATATAATGTATAGCTTTGTTCAATGGAATCTCTGGTTCTGGTCTTATCTTTTCTATTTGAAATGTAATGATTCCAGTTAAATCTTGGGACATATTTAATTTCTTAACCTTTAAAGAGGTTTTCATTGAGATCTCTGCAATTAAGTCTCCAAAACCCTCTTTCCAATATCTCAATATTTCATCCCTATTTGGAATGTCTTTTGAAATACCTCTTCTGTAAACCTTATAAATACTATCCTTTGAATACATGATATCTGGGTTTTATTAGCGGTTAAATCATATTACTCCATTGTAGCTAAGTTGATTTAAGTGGGTTATTGTATTTTCTTCCCAATATTTCAAACCATTTTCCTTCCTATCTTTCACTAAAAGATAGTTGATGAGAGAAGTGATATCGTTTATCCATATCCTTATTTCTTTTTTTTGTATGGGTTTACCATTCCAAATAGAAAACATAAGATATACCATCAATTTTTTAAAACCCATAGCTATGATATGCTCATTGAGATTATTCTCTCTAAAATATCCATCATATGACATTTTATCATAAACCCCATCAAATATATTTGCTAGAGTTTCTGGGAACATTATCCATGATACTCTATGTAATCTATAAGGACCACCAGCTTCTCTAAGCGTAAATATAAAATCACTTATAGTTATTCTTTTACTCTTTAATACCCATCTGAGTACTTTAAGTAACAATAGGTTTTCACCATAGATATCATATAACCATGGCCTTAATCTATATTGGTTTAAAGCATATTCAAATAACTCATAATGATATCCTCCTTTGATACTTAGTTCGAGTAATTGTTTCTCCAAATATTCACTATTTACAGTGATTTTACTTAAAAATGATGGTTTTACAATGAGCTCCTTCATAGTTGAACCTTATAATGATAAATTGATACAAAGTAATCTTCTTGATCAGTTTTATAAATATTGTCATATGCATGATCAATGGGTTTATTTTCCATAAAACCATAAGTTCTTATAATGAAAGGATTACCATCTCCTGATAGGTGTTCTATCTGAGTGACAATACTCAACCCTTGATCTGGGGTTCCCCGATGATGGATATATAAATCTCCTGATTCTACTTGATCTGGAGTCTTTTGGAACATTATCATATCAAGCTCCTCATTGATCTTAATGGCAACATCAAATACGGGATTTAACTTTTCATCATGGGTGATATGGATAAAATTTCCCTGCCATTTCCCATGAATATCCAAGATTTCTATATATGGAAAACAGGAGTTAAATGATACCATTATTCCTCCTTTGCAAATGAACCAAGGTTCTACTTTACTTGACTGAAAAGTTATTTTTTGACCAGGTACTCTTGTTATTTCATCCTTGCTCATCTTAAAATCTATGGGATAGATATAAGAATCTTCATCTGATTTTTGGTTGAATTTAACCTTGATTCTTACTCTACATCCAAGAGTATTAATAAGATAATAGATATCTCCAGCTGCTTCTCTAGCAGTAAGTCTTTTACTCGGTCTCATCTTCAAATGATTTTAACATGATTAATATATAATTAACTAAGTAAGCTTTATCTGATTTTCTAAGTCTTTGATCATCTATAACTCTATTTGATATAGACCTTGCATTATCAAAATAACTTATTTCAGCATTGGTATCCATATTTTGAATCTCTATCTCATAATCTTCAACTACGGATTCCCTGGTTTGAATACCTAAGCAAGTACATCCACTTAGGAGTATACTTGCTAAGATTATATTACATTTCTTCATATTCACTGATTTCAATATTTACATCATCAGTACCTGGTATGTTTTCAATACTTTCAATAAAGTATTCTTTTGGACCGTCCCAGAATCTTACTTCCAGGTTACTACCATCCATATTTTCCAGGGCTTCAATTAAATCTTTTACAGTCATGATATTTAGTTTTTAGGGGTTAACTTTATAATTTGAGATACTTTCAATTCTCCATAGTATCCTCTATATTCCAACTCTTTGATAAGTTGACCGGGAGTAAACCCAGCTAATTCGGGATAAAAACCTCTAACTTTAACTAACTCTGTTTGGTTTTTTTTTCTTTGAATCTAGATTCTCTTTAACGCATTGTTTACAGATTACCCTATGACCATCTTTAGATCTTTTATCTGTATGAAAATCAGTGATAGGTTTTTCAATATTGCATTGTTTGCAAGTTTTAGTTGTGACTTCTTCCATGGTATCTTTAGTTTTGGGTTTTTATTTTTATTTCTTTATACAAATATAAATCTAAATTTATAAAAATGCAAATATATTAATATAAAAAAAGTGGGTAACTGCATGTTTAATGAGCTACCCACCTATGGTTTTGAAAGTATGTTAATTTATATTATCCTGGATAGAGTTCCAATTCAGGATCATCTGCATCTCTATCTATCTTGAGTTCTATTTCTCTTCTTATTTCATGATGATCTTCTTCGAATTTATTGAGTACTCCCTTATAGTCATCTGCAATGAGTTTTAATTCCCCTGAATTAAGGGTTAAACCCTCTTTGCTAGTATCAACTCCTTGTTGTTTAGTAGCTACTACTTCTGGAAATTCTTCTACCTCATAAGTAGCTTCTATATATTGTAATTCTTTACTTTTGTCTATGGTTTTAGCATTTTCTTGTTCTACTATCTCAATAGCTTCTTCTACTGATATTCCACCATGATTATTTTGTTGATTGAATTGGTTGAATATATTGACTGACCCACTTCCTGATAAGCTTCTTAGTAATGACTGAAGATTAGTAGTAGTGTTTAATTTAAGACCCAATGCTTTGTTCAATTCAGAAGTAACAAATGGAGCATATCTATTTCCCTGTGATTCCCTTAATACATTCACTTGAGAAGCTACTTCCATTCTATCTTCTAGTAACCAGGATAATTGCTGGCCCATAATAGCATCCATCAATTGTTCTTGATGCTCTCTATCCCATATCTTGGTATTGAGCATTTGATCTCTCATATGGATTCTTATCCTATCTGCATCACATTTGAGAAAATTACTTAATTCCATGATAGAATAATGTTTTCCACAAATATTTCCATTAGAGATTAACCATTGTTGGATATAATATGATTGAATCTTATCTAAAATGGTTGTGTCTTTACTGGTTTTATACTCCTTCATTAATTGAGTAACCCCTAATGGTCTGGGGAACCTGATTGTTTTCTTTTCCATGATTTTAACGGATTTATTACTTATATAGCCTTATTCTAGTAATTCATACAAAAATAGAGGTTAAAATCTATGTTCTAACCTCTATTAATTTTTTCTATTAGAAATCCAAGTTGACTAAGATGCTATCACCCATAGTTGCAATGGACTTTTCCCTAATGTATCTTTCAAACTTTAAATGAGTTAAAAGGCTTCCAATATAAATAAATAGTTCACTATCATTTTCTACCTCATCAACCCTTAAGCTTAAGCAACTTCTGTGTACTTTCAATGTATAATTACTGAACTCTTCCTTGTGTTTGATTAAAAGTTCTAATAATTTTTCTATGGTTTTTTGCATATAAGGCAGTCGGTTTTAGTCTTGTGTAATATGGCTTATCTTTTTCTTAATATCCAAATTATCACCCATTCTTTTCATCTTTTCTTTTAAACCATTCTCATCTACTTTATTTTCCAAGTATTTTTCCCTTTTAGCAACTATAGCTGCATGTTCCTCTGGAAAATATTTTTCTCTTGCAGGAATTACTGCACTTGCATAGAAAGCTGAAAATAGTTCAGGGGTAAAAGGTTTACCAACTTTCTTATTAGAAATACTCCAGAATTTAGTCTGCATTTCTTTAACTAATTCTTGGAATACCTTAAATGGAAAGTCCATACCTTTATTAACCCTTGCAATATGGATTAATTCTAGCCTATCTAGAAATTCTTTACCTAATGCCCTTATAAACTCTTCCCTATTAAATTCATAATTCTCTAGATCAAGTTTAAATTCTTTAATGTAATCCTTGGTTTTCATAGTCTTAAATTATTTGAAATAAATAACCGTATTCAGTGTCCTCAAAGTAAGATATAAACTTTGTGTTTTCAAATCTTATCTTTTCTTTCTCTTCATTGGATATATTTTTCTTAAACCCAGTTACAAATAACCTATCAGTACCATTATCATTTATAATAAATTTAACTCTATTGAATTTGTTTTCTTGCATAAAGTATCCTGAACAACCATAGTCAGGTCCATATACACCAGAATTTCCTAATTTGTAAAACCAATCATATACTAGATAGTTTAAGGATATTTCTATATCCATTCTACCACTAAGAGTGATACCAAATATAATATTCGCTTTATCTAAGGTTAGCGTTTTGACTTTTTCTGAATACATTGGAAGTAATTTGTTATTTCGTTCAACCTGTCAGTGATTAGTGCATATACAAACAACTTTATTGGTCTATGAAAGTATTCTCTGATATTCTTTTCATTGATATACATATCATAGATTACAAAAAACTTCTTTTGTTTGCTATGTTTTAATGATCTTTGAGTAAGATAGGTGACTATGCACCTTTTATGTAACTCAAGTAATTCTTTATTTGCTTTAAGAATCACTTTCTTTGATAATCCCAAATACATAATCTCTCATACTATTTTAAATTGGTTAGTAATAAAGTAAGGGGAATCTAAATTCCCCTTACCCAGCTTTAGGCTATGAGAGAGATTATGCAGACTTTACATTTGCCTTTTTGAATTTGAGATATTCTTTTTCCTTTGCCTTGAACTCCTTGGATTGTTTATCTTCAATTCGAAGCATTTCCAATTCCAATCTATTGAGTTGATTTCTTACTTGCTGACGGTGTTTCTTTCTTGAAAGAGTGTCCTGGCAATCTGCAGGGTAAATATATTTTACTTCTCGTTTGGTAATTACTTCTTCTACCAAATTTACCTCTGCTTGTTTCTTAACTTTCTTGACTACCTTCTCTTTTGCAGTTTCAGGTTTCTTAACCTTCTTAACTTTGATAGTCTTGGTCTCTTTGGCCTCTTCTTTAGGTTGAACATTAACCTTAGCTTCGTTTTCGACTTTTACTTCCTGGAAGTTCTGTTCGTTTTGTTTTTGGGTTTTCATAATATAAAAGGTTTTAAAGTGATTAATTAATTATTATTTGTTTTTATTTCTTAATGCAAATATAAATTAAAAAATATCTATTTGCAAATTTTTTCTTTTAAATCTTCAGGGAGTATTGACTTGATAGCTTCTAAGTGTTCCTCTGGTGTGAATTGGTGTACCTTAGTTTCCCCATTTTCATTAGTTTCATATGTTGGAAATATATCTGGAGCAAGTTTTCTCATAATTCTTGTTGCTACAATGGATTGAATACCATGTATCTCATGTCTAACTTCATTTGCTTCATCTGGGTGAGTAAATCCAGCTTCTACAAATTCATTCCAAAGCTGTTGGGTAATAACTAATAACTGAAGTTCTTTATTCATTTCTTAAAGCTTTTAGGGTTTTTCTAAAGGTTTTCATATACCAACATTTTCCATTGCATTCTTCTTCTCCAGCCCCACAGATAACTGGTTTAGATGATAATCCATATTCATGTTGTCTCTTTTCTTGTATATGCCAATAAGGGCAACACTTTTTATGAGCTTCTAGAGCTTCTTTTTTACTATAAAAAATATCCTTAGCTTTCATAATCTTTTAATTCTTTGATAGCCTTATATATCTTATTAGCATAATCCTTTCCTGCTCCTGGATTATGTAATTTTATAGCCTTATCAATATCCTTTTTTGGATTATAATGATTTTGAACTATGGCAAACATTTCCAATGATTTTTCAACAGAAAACCGATCATCCAATGTATAGTTTTTTTTGGACAACCGGTTTACTTCTTCCACATATATAGGAGTGATCTGCAATATTCCACCATCATTATTCTTCCCAATAGCCATTGAATTACCTCCAGATTCTACTTGGATTAAGGCTCTTAAGAATAAATTCCATTCACGCAATTGTAGCTGGGTTTGGAAGCTTTCCCAATAATCAGTTTTAGTAGTCACTGAATTTCCTATAGAATTCACACCCAATAAGAAAGTTAAAGTGAATACCATTGTGATTAACTTTTTCATGATCTTCTAGTTTTGATTATCAAATAACCCATTTGAGGGTAAAAGGTTTAAACACCCCTTTATAACATCATAATTATTTTCATTTCCCATTATCCTGTCTGATATAAGTAGTATCAATTCTCTTAATTTATCACAATCTATGAAAAACTGATCTACTTGGTTATCATCTAAAGCTCCAACATCTCTACTCAATCTACTACAAGCGATTTCAGCTTTCTTAAGAGTATCTATGATTCTGTTAAAGCGATATTTAGTATCATGTTTTAAGTCCAAACCTTTACTTCTCATGGATTTTATATTCTCTTGCATTAATACATAAAGAACATCTGCCAATTGAAATATGAGTTTAGTTAAAGCCTCTTCTCTTTTAGAGAATTGTATATTAGTTGGTACCATTTTTAGTGATTTTAATTATATGTTCCATGAATGTAATCCTATCTTCCAGATTAGGATATATATCATCAATATTAAAATCGTATATATCTTCCCACCAACCAGTATGTGTATCACCTTTTTCATTAGTAGCATTAAACTCCTTAGCTAATTCATAAGTTATTTCAGGAAATAAAACCAAAATGTCTGGATAATAACTAGATATAATGGTTTTATCAAAAAACATTGATTCTATTTCTCTCCTTAACAAGGTACATATGTATCTAGTACGAAACGTATGATATGTGTTATATTTAACAGATTCATTATATTTATAAGCTACTCTCAACTCTTTGAGTACTTGCTTATATATCTCTAACCTGGATTCTCCAGATAAGAATGTTCTATCTACCTTCTGCTCCATAATAATCAACTAAATCACTATAATCCAAATCCATTTTTTCAATCAATTCTTCATGAGACATTCCATTGATCTTTTGAACATCTGGGATTTTAACCTTTCCTTTGAAACCTCTATAATCTCTATAAGTTACAGTATTAGTTTCATAGTCTAAGGATTTTACTGCACTGGCTGGTTTACTGAAATCTGCATTTTTCCATTTATTACCAACCTTAGTATGAGTTTCCTCTTCATTTAGAAGTAAGAATATAGCTATAACTATAGTTAATCCAATAATTACTTTGGTAACCCTATTAACTACATAATCCATAGCTTCTTTTTTACTCGGGCCAAAAATATTATCATCCATTGACTACCCTCCTATAGTTATAAATTCCTTTGATATTCTTATCAAAATATTTACCCAATGAATCAGCTTGAGTAATACCATCGATTACTTCTGTTGGTATATCATAATATTCATAAGTAGCTCCACTGTTGAAAGTAATAGTTAATAACTTTTTACTCTTAATATAGCTCATCTTAAGTATTCTAGATGACTTCTTTCCCTTTGTCAATAAATTCTGTGAACTTTCCATAAGTTTCTCTGATTTTAAGTTTCCTAACAAAGTTTCCCTGTAAATCTTCCTCTATTTCAAAAAAGATATTCCAAAGTTCATTAACTGAAGGTTGAGAAGCTATTAATAAATCCTCTTCCATTATATAAAGAGTGCTTCTCAAAGTATTGAACCACCTTACATTTTTATAATATATATCCGATAGAACATAGGGTATCTGTTCTCCTTCATTTAATCTATCTTTTGATTCAAGAAATATTTGTTTCCACCTATTTCCAGCTTTTGGGATATCTGCAAGAGTTCCACCCAATTCTAGAATAGTTTTAGCATAATCCCCTGGATTTTCCTCATTTTCCCGTTGAACTTCCTCTATTGCCTGGATATTGATATCTAAAATCAATTTAAGGATAGCAACTGAACTTAGGTTAGTTCTTAACAGTGGTTTGATTTGCCCTCTCATCTTTTATTTTTTTATTTATAATGCAAATATATTAAAATAAAATTTAAATGCAACAAGTGTTAAATTACTGGTTTATGTTGTATACAAAAAGACCAGAGATTTGTTGTCTCTGGTCTAAGGAAAGAGCTCACCTAAAAATAAACCCCATAAACCTAACTAAATCACAGATTCTCTTTCCTTTTCTTTTTCTTCACCCTTCTATATATGATCACAGAGTTTGGTTTTGTTGGTCTTTTATGTTTTAACTTAGCTTCTTTTGCTCTTCTAGCCATTTCTATCCTGGCTTTTTCTTTTAAGATTTCCCTTGTCTTGGAAAGTCTTTCTATTGCCCTTTGAGAAGCAATTTCTGGTCTAACCCCTGCTCTAAGGATTAACCTCATTTTATTTCTATATCTCTTTTTAAAGAGTTTTGACATTGGTTGACCATCCACATCTGGATAATCATATTCCAATGGTTTGCCTTTTACTTTAGTAACGTTTGGGTGTAGATTCCTTGGTTTTCTTAAAGCTTCTGCAGCTCTTACTCCCAACCTGGTTTTTTGATGAAGCTTTTTAATGATAGGTCCATGAACTGGATCATCATAGTAATTGATATCTGGGTTTAGATTGTTTTCCCGATAATATCTCACTAACTCTAATCTAGCTTCAAGTTCATCCTTTACTATTTGATCATAGTTAGATTCCCAAGGAGAAGGCTTATGTTCTTTTTCTTTCTTCTTTCTTGGTGCCATATCAAATTAATTTTTTAATCAATCTAAGATAGTTTAGTTAAACTGTTCTTGGTTTTAGTTTCCTGTATTTCTAAGATTTGAATATTTTCTTCTTTGAGATATGATATCAATTTCAGGTGACTCTTTACATCTTCTACACTAACATTAGTGTATAATCTTTTCCACTTAATTCCAGAATTTTCTTCTAAAAAAGTAACTGATATTATATTTCCATCTACTAGCTTAGCTATTCGCTTGAAAGAATGGGTAATTTTTGCTCTTACAAACTGAATATCCTTCTTTAAAGAATTTCTTTTACCAGGGGAGGTATTTCTATTGAATTGATCTGCAAGAAATTCTAATCTTTTTAGACAATCCCATATACCTATGGTGATTTGTTTTATTCTATTTTGCTCCATGGTGGTCTAGATATTGGTTTATCCTTTTGTAATTCCTCTCTAAGTTTTTCTTCAACTTGAGTAGAGATTTGAATTATATAGTTTGCCATTCCCCTATCTTCTTCCCCCAAATCTTCTTGTTCTAGTAACAAAGAATAAATTTGTATCTGATTGCATATAGCAAGATAGATAATCTCTTTTTCCCCTTCCATTTCCCTGATATTTAGATATAAAAATAGGGGACCCCCTATCAGGAATCCCCCTAATTGATGATTTGATTACTATAGAGAGTTTCAGAACTTAGTCTTCATCCTCATCTTCTTCATCATCCTCATCAACTTCTTCTTTAGCTCCCTTACCTTTCTTACCTACACCAGGTACACCAGCTTTAAGAGTTCCATGACCCTTCTTAGATTTTACGGTGTAACCAGCCAGAGTGGTGATAGCCGTAGAAACTACGTTGCCATCTTTATCCTCTGCAACCGTGGTAAGAACTACCCCGAAACCCTTTACAGGCATAGCATACGTCTTAACTACACCCTTAGTGGTTTCAATTACATCACACTGTTTAGAGTTGGTACGCTGACCCTCCGGGCGATTCTTGATAGCTTCCTTACGGGCTTCTAAACGAGCTTTCTTTTTTTCATCCATCTTTTTAGCATCACCTTTTGCAGCAGGTTCTGCTTTCTTTGCAGCTTTTTTCGTTGCCATAATTGAGTTTTGTTTTATGTTTAATTAAAAAGTGGGTACTTAAGAAAAAAAAGATTCCACTGGGTAAAAAATGTTAAACCAACCTACCTATGAAAGTCATCTACTTGACCCAGTGGAATCCAACCCAAAAACTAACTTTTATTGAACTTATGAAGTAATAGAGTTAGCTGATTTTATTTTTTCTTTTTACCAGCTGATTTCTTAGATTCCTTCTTTCCTTTGGGAAGGGTAATGCCCAATTCCTTTGCAATAGCTTTCCGGAACTTCTCTACATCATCTTCCTCATAGTCATCTGGATCAGTATCGAGATCATTATCATCGCATACATCTTCCAGTTCCTCGAAGTCCATACCGGCCAAATCTTCACCAGTAATCTCTACTTCTTCTTTTTCATCACTTTCTTCCTCTTCATCCTCGGATTCTTCCTCATCTTCATCTGTATCTTCATCGTCGTCAGAATCCTCTTCTTCAGTTTCTTCTTCCTCTTCGTCTTCTTCTGCCTCCTCAGTTTCACCAAAGATATCCTCTACCTGTTCTTTCGTCAGGGTAATAGGGGCCATGGTAATTTCTACTGAACCATCATCATAGGTTACAAATACCAGACCATTAATCTCTTTACGAGAAACTTCTTCTTTTTTCACTTCTTTTTTCTTACGTGCCATAATTTTAAAATTAAAGGGTTTGAATTGTTAGATTATAGTGTTACTATTCTTTTTTCGGTATAGAAAGGAAAACCCATCTTTTTAGTTATCTCCTTAGATTCAAAGTTTTCCTTACCTATCTCAATAGATAGTTTTAGAAAATCATCTGAAGATGAAATCTCTGTAGGGGTTATAGTTGATTCCCCTTTGGGTTTACCAGTGGAAGCTATATAAATGGTTTCTTCTATAGCATATTGTTTACCATTATCCCACAGGCTATTTTTTCCTTTGTTTTTTCTTATTTCCATTGTTTTCTGGGAGTTTAGTGAACCTAATATCAACCTTAGTATATCCTTCTACCCCTATATAATTGATAGCTTCATATATGTTTTGATATCCCTGGTTAATAATAGAAATATCTCTTCCAAAAGGTTTAGGATATATGTATCTCTTACCGTTTATTTTTCTATTGGAGATAATATAGTTAAATTCGGGTTTCTTTTTATATGAGTCTTCTGGAATAAATCCCCTGAATAGAAATTCTTTTTCTAGATATACTTCTCGGTGCTCATACCTCCTAAAATGATTTTCATATACCAGGTAATTAGAATATCTTTTATAGTGGCGTTTTGCCCATTTTAGGGACCTTTCTAGAGATTTTTTAGTTATACCCTTATATTTTAGTGCTAAGCATTTTATTCCAATCTCTAGATCATTATTCATAAAGAGAATTTTTTCTTTCTTGGATAATCTCTTGAACCTTCGATACCCTAAGTTTCTTTTTGTGCTTAACTTTTGGTACAATTCTTGATATTCCATAATCCCCGAGTTTAGCTTTTACTTCCTGGATTAGAATTTTTTCTTTTCTCTTTTTACCAACTGCCCCAGATTCTATTATTGATCTCCCAGTTATGCTTTTTTCTCTTTTCCTTTTGATAAACTCCCGCTTATAAATGATACTTACAGGAGTAAATTCCTTATTTTTAACTGGTCTCCACCTCCCATCTATATAAACTGTTTTACCTATACTGAAGTTCTTTGCTATTGCATTTCTCCCTTTGATAAAACGTATATGTTTAAGAGCAGTCGGTCCATAAAATAGTTTATATATTTGCTTAGCTTCTTTCCTATTATACCAACCCTGAAGGGCAACTGTTGGTATATAATTTTTATAACACCAGGGATAGTATTTATTGAGATATATCCTATCGTCAAGTCTTTTTGATAATTGATGAGCTATTTGGAAGTAGATATCAGTATAAGGTTTTTTCTTTTTCTTCTTTTTTTCGATCTTTTCAAATGTTCTATCTACTTCTTTTTTCTTAACGCTGCCCGATACCATTGTTGAATTGATTTAGGATTTGCATCAGGAAATTTCTTCATAACTCTTCTTATAATACGGTCTATGCTATAACCTTTAAGAGTTAATTCAAAAGCATAAGATTTCTTAGTTCCTTTCCATAAACCAAGTTCATCTTTTTCTCTTTTGGGTTTCTTTGGTTTTTCCAAACCTTTAACCCTCTTTACTTTTTTTTGGTTCTCAACTGTTTCTTCTCCAATGAAACCAAGTCTAAGTTGATAATTTCTCATAGGGTCATCCTTTTCATAACCCCTTTCTTCTAGAATCTTATCAACCCAATCATCATATTTATCAATAAGAGAATTATCTGGTTTATTAGGAGACCTAAGAATGAATTGAGATAATTTATTCCAATCTGCTGCACAAGCATCTGGAAATGGCATACCCAATGAAATTGCTCTTCTCTTGCAATCTCTATAAGTCATATTTTCTAAACCTCCTGATAGCAAGTTCATTTTCTCTTTACTACCAGTTGTAATTTTTGGACCTCTCTTTTTCTTTGCCATGGTATTTTAGTTTTTGGGTTTCTTTATTATTTATAATGCAAATATAAGAGAATAATTTTTAAAATGCAAATATTTCTATCCAATATTCTTTTGTCTTTCCCTGTTTTCTTTGACTCTTTGATGCAATGGCTTTCTTTTTAGTTTATAAGCCATCTCTAAGTTTTCACAGGTAAAGTCCATGTTATTGATTTCCTTATAATTTATAGCGTTTTGAATTAGTTCTCTGTATCTTTTCCAAAATTTCATAGCCCCAGATATTTCTGCTGTATTCATAAAATACTGAGATACTAAGAGACCAAATTCTTCAGCATCAAATCTATCTTCAAAGATATATATCTTAGTATTGGTTATTTCTTCAATTACTGGTTTCTTCCTTACAATAGGAACAACAGTATAACCATCAGGAAAGATAGTTGATATAAAAGAACAATAATATCTTTTTTCTGGTTTACCGTGTCTCCAGAATATATCTACCATTGCTCTTATTTTATAATCTGGTATTCTATGAAGAAAAGATAGGTATACCTTATCCTTCTTTGTACTTCTTCTTTTAAATGGGGTTGGTGCTTGCAAAATTCTTGGGAGTATTCTATAGTTGTTCCACCTATCAAATTCCATTATTAAAGCATACAGATCTTTGTCCCATTTATCTTCAGACTTCTTTAGCTTACCCATATACTTTATGATCTGATCTCTATTTACTGGTCTTAACAACCAAGAAGAATCCCCTGCATAAAATAAGGATTCTTCTCTAGATAATCTTTTCATCATAGACCCATAAAGATAATCTTTAAAGACTGAAGCTAGTGGAGCTCCCGGTCTTATTAAATCTGGGTGAAGTTCAAAGTAATCAGAAAATAATTTGAATAACCTTTCAGCTCTTGCTTTATGTTCTAGAAGCTTGTAATGTGATATCTTTAAGATACTTCCAGCTTCTCTAGATGATAATCCCTGAGAAAGGCTCAGGAATAGTAATTGCTGTTCTTGTTCCGTTAAACAATCCCAGGCTTTTTCCTGATTTTCTGTCATATCTTAATATTGCTTTGAGTTTAAAAGTTCTTCTGTGGAACCATCTGGAATTTGTGATATATCTATTTCAGTTTCAGGAGATTCTAGATTATCCTCATCATAGTTATTATAAACTGAATATAAGACATTATCCATAGGTAATTGGATAGTTATTGATCCCTTTCCAGGATATATTGTAACCGTAACAGTTTTTGTAACTAAACTTATCTCATCAACCACAGCCCCTATTCCTTCAAAGGGATATCCCCTTAGAGTTATATAATCCCCTATTTTAAGGCTTGTGATACTTTCTAGAGAAAAAATATTATTTCTCTTAGAGATTTGTTTGTAATATCTTATTTGTTTTCTAGAAACAGTTGCTACTATAGAAAAATCATCAAAGTCTTCTGCATTATCAATTCTTGCCCTTTTCTTCTTAGGGAAAAGATTTTCTGGAGACTTCATCCAGTTTAATATACCAGGTATGTTTTTCTTTAGTTTATTTAGAAAGTTCCTATCAAAAGCTTTTTCTGATTTCATTTTTATGAAGCCATAGTTAAATAACAATGGTACTTCATCATAGTAGTTTTTTCCCTCTTTGGTTTTCTTAAGTATTTGAACTGTAGGGATATAAGCTTTGATTCTTTTATACCCCCTACTTGACAGGTCTTCATTTATGTATTTCCAAGTTTTCCTGTCTATTCGACATATACAATATATATAGGGAGTATCTTTCATATTACTTCTTTGGTTTTAAGCTCTTTCTTATCTCTTTGTGAAAAGTAGAATAGCTTATATTTTTTATATCAGATAGCATAAATATATAGAAAACTTGATTCTTGTCCATTTGGATAGCCATTCTTGGTTTCTCAAGTTTATCTAATTGGTTGAGTATAATCTCTGCCGTTTTTTTGTCTACCATAAAGAAGGCTTCATCTTTGGGCATATTATTATACTTCATTATAAGAATAGGAACTTTGTTTGCCCGTTTTGCATCACTACAAGCTTGTTCCCAAAAAGACATTATCTTGCAAGATTTATTACCAAGTAATAAGTGTTCAAACTTAATTTCCTGATAAGACTTACATTCTACACTCAATGAAAATCTTCTAGAATGTTTAGGATCTGAACAAGTTATATCTGAAGTGATATTATCAGTTTTTTTCCACCTTAATCCTCCAGATGCTGGAACTCTACTAAATTCATACCCTGTCCAATCTTGAAAGAATTTACATATTGATCGTTCAAACCTTGATCCTTTTTGTTTAGAATTTACTTTACCCATGATTCTATGAATTTATAACCAATAGTGATTATTGAAATTCATACTCTGATAAACCATGGTTTTTCTTTACAGTTAAGGTTTTCGCATTAGGAATAGGAAGAGATTCCTGATGAGTTATCAAAAATAAGGTTTTATTTTTGTATACTTTTCTTATCAATCCAATAACTACTTCTATATTATCTGAACTCAATGATTCAAATACTTCGTCAAGAAAAGCTATATTAACTCCCTTAGCTTCAGTCATAACTTCATTCATAGCAAAAGCCATAGCTAAGTTACATAATTGCTTTTCACCACCAGATAGTTCTTCATAGATAACATCTACTCCATCTTTAACTATCAGGGTAACAAAATCTTTTTTAGTAGAATTTAAATCCACTTTAAACTGTATATTGAACCCAAGTATTTCAGAATATGATTCTAGTACCTGGTTTAAATATCCCAAGGATGACTCGAATAGGAACGCTTTTATACCATTATTTCCAAATGGGTCAGTATAAGCCCACTTATATAACTCCCTTTCTTCTGTCAATTTTTTTAACTGAGATTCTAAAGCTTTTTTCTTAACCAAAGATTCATCCATCTTAGAGTTATATTTTTTAACTATAGAATCTATATCTATGTTAGTTAATTTTAATTCTCTAAGCTGTTTCTTATAGAAACCTATTTCATCTTTAGCTTTTTGTATCTTAGAAACTAATCTTCTATTTTCATCCCTTTTTGAATATAATAAGCTAAGACTAACATTTAGTTTTTGTATCTCTTGAGTTTTTTCGGTTATAATTCCAAAAGATTCTTTTATTTCTCTCAGTTCTGATAAAGCTGTAGAATATTTTTTAGCTTCTAAGAGTTGGATTACTTGATTGATTAATTCTTTTAGAGAAATTCCAGATACTCCCTTGGCATTTTTCAAGGTTTCATTAGCAAGGTGTATCTTTTCTTTTATTCTAGAAGTTTCACTATCTATAGTTTCAACTTCGTTATCTGTATAGTTAGCCGTCAAATCCCTATACGTCTTTGTAGCCAGTGATTTGGATTCTTTCAATGAAGATCTTTTCTGGTTATATATTTTTTCAGCATTTCTTGCCCTATCCTGTTCTTCTTTATAACTTTCTACTTGAGAATGATATATAGCTATAACAGAATTTAACTTGGATTGAATTATAAATGATTCTTTATCTAGTTGAGAATACTTGTCCTGAGCTATTTTCTTAGCTTTAGTTATATAATTCAAAGAGAATATCTCTTCAAATAGATTCTTCTTATCACTGCCGGATTCTTGAATTAATCTTTTCATACCCTGTCCAAACATGATGGAATTTATGAACAGATTATAAGACATCCCCAGATTTTTATCTATAAGCGCCTGTATCTGAACCTTGGTTTTATCTTTCACTGGTTCAGCATCTATTAGATATATTAGGCGATTATTACCTTTTGCTCCCTCTACTTCTCCTTTGTATTCTAAACAACGAATAATTTTATGAATTTTACCATCTCCCGGTTTGAAGTATAGTTCAACTTTAGTACCCCTATAATCTTTAGTTCTAAACTTTTTCCAGGTATTCACATCAGAAATACCCTTTAAGTTTTTACCATATAAAGCCCATACAATTGCTGATAAGAAATTACTTTTTCCATATCCATTTGGACCCCTTACTATGGTTATCTTTTGGGTATTTAAAGGCATTTCTAGAGAAGTTATGCTACAAAACCCCTCTATATATATTTTATTAAACTCAATCATCTTCTACCTCCTTTATTATATCAATCAGTAAAGATTTCTTTTTGGGATCTTTTATACCTTTCTTTCTAAGATATCTGCTTACTAATCTTTTCTTTGAAAGGTTTCTAGTTATCTTATTGGTAGTGTTATCCAATTCCTCCACTTGTTTTGATATCAAAGTATAATAATTACCATCATCCTTGATATCTTCTTCTTTTTCTACATCTATGAATCTGGGAAATTCCTCTAAAGGGATAAACTTCATAGACATATCAGAATATAATTTCCAGTATCCAAGGTCACAATTCTTATCAGTTCTTCTTTGTTGTAATGGTGCTCCCACCATATATACCTTCTTTGATAATCTTTGTGGTTTATGGATATGACCTATCAATACTAAGTCAAATCTTGAAACTATGTTTACATTTAGATTTTCTACGGAACCAACTTCCATACCATCAGTATCCCTTGCTCCTGGATAATCTGTATGTAGTAATAGGATATTTGGTATATCTAAATCCTTTCTACCTTTTATTATCTCTATATTCTTCACATAATCATTGAGACCTTTATTGTGATCAAGATATGGTACCCCATGGACTGCAAAATCATTATTAACCACTACTGAGTTGAAATCTATACATTCCAAAAACTCATATCTTCTAGATAAAGTTTTTATCCAACTTGGAGATTGATTTTCCTTTGTATTCGACTTACTCATATCATGATTACCAGATATGGTATACATTTTCCAATTATCCCAATCTAATTCATCAAATACATCCATTACCTTTTCCAGCATTTCATTCTCCATATACTCTGGCTTATGAAATAAATCACCACAAAATAAAGCTGGGCAACCATACTTCATGCATAGGGATTTAATCAAGAAAAGGACCCTAAAATGATTCAAGGTCCTTTTGTTTTCTTGGTTAAATTTATTCCATAAATTTATGTGTAAGTCAGAGAATACTATACCCACAACTTTTTTCATATACCAAGGAAGTTTTTAACTATGGTAGTTCTTCTACTAAAATCTAATTCATCCAATATTAAAACTTCTATTTTTTTACCATTCATTGGTAAAGTTATAGTTCCAGTTTTCTCTCCCACTACCCAAGTTTTTACATTACTTGATCTGAAACTAAACATGTCCAATATACCAAAGATTAATTGAGATATCTGGAATTGATAATAGCTATTAAGTACCCTCTTATTATTATCCTCTATTTCCCATTCATTGAGAAATTTTACTGTAAATGGTATAAATATAAGATGAGTACATTCTCTTTCTAATAGAGTTTCACAAGTAGTGATAAAATGTTCTATATCACAACCCTTAATATGTATAGATAGCTTGTTTATTAAATAAGCTATAGAATCAATATATGATCTATCAGTTACAAAATTATATAAGTTTCTTAATTGTTTGTGTCTTAGGTTTAATACTTGATGATCCTGTTCATATATTAATTTTGGATTTTTAGTTATCATATCTGCATGTTTCTCATTCTTTGTTTGTGGTACTAAGTCAGAATAAGAACCAGATACAAATGGTATATCATATTCTTGTGAAATATATTTAGCTAATGTGGTTTTTCCTACTCCACTACATCCAGTAAGTTGGATTTTAATAGGCCTTTTTCCCATGCTTTTAATTTTTTAAATGGTTCCATATATTCATCGGTTAAGAATGACATAAGTTGTTGTTTCTTAAATATCTCTCTTAACTTATCAACATATATACTTTTCCTTTTTTGTTTTAATAATGGTAGCTTTTTTATAGGGTATCTAGAGAGTGCAACTTTAATATCTATTAATTCCCTATTACGTTCATAAAGAAGTTCTAGACCATCATGATCTATCCCTTTAAAGGTATTTTTTTTATTAGATAAAAAGTTTTCTATAGATTTAAATTCATCCAAGAATTGTCTTATCTTTACTGGACCCATCCCTTTATATCCAGGGATATCATCTGACTTATCCCCAAGTAAACAAAGATAGTCTACACATTCATCAGCAGTGTAATCCATATAATCACTACAAGTTTGATAGTGTATCATAGAATCTTTGAATGGGTTATAAATCTTTACCCTCTTATCAAGGAGTTGACAAAAGTCTTTATCTGATGATACAATTATTACTTTTCCAGGGTAAGTTAAAGTTAGGTATCCAATATAATCATCAGCTTCATGTCCTAACCCAACCCCATCCCAGATAACTGGAACATTTAATAACTTTAACATTCTTTTAACCAACCTAAGTTGTCTGTTAAAGTCATCGTAATCCATGTTTATCTTATTCTCTTTCCTATGTTTTTTGTAATCTTTTAACAGTTCTACTCTAAAGTTGGATTCTTTAGACTCTCTTGTATCAAAAGTTACAATTACATATGAAGTTCCAAATCTTACCACATAACTTTGAAGTAACCTCATGAACCCATAGATAAGTCCCGTGGGTTTTCCATTGGGAGCCTTCAGATTTTTAAACTTCTGGTAAGCTCTATGTGCTAAATTAGAACCATCTATTAATAATAGGGTTCTTAGAGAACTATTCGTCTTCTTCCTCTTCCGCTTCTTCAAATGATTCATATTCTACATCCCCATCTATTGGGTAAAAGTTTTCAGTTAAACGACTAAGTTGCTTTTTAGTTTGACCAATAGTATTGATCTCAGCTGCTCTTAAAAGTTTTCTCCTAAGAGTTTCATCCTCTTCAAGAAGCTTTTGAAATTTTTCTTCTCCCCTACAAAGTTGCTTATCTTTATATTTATAAACTCCACCACTTGATTTTTCAATGATATCATTTTCTACAAATACATCCTCTAATCCAAAATACCTATCAAACCCTACTTCATGAAATTTGGGGTTAAAATATACTGGTACTTTAGATATAGTTGGTCTTGGAGGAGCTACTTTATTCTTAATAAGTCGTATAGTAACTAACTTACCAGCTTTACGTTCTTTACCTTTAGATTTAACTGTTATACTTCTACCAGCATAAAAAGCTGCTCTAATTGAAGAATAGAATTTAAGAGCTGCTCCTCCAGTAGTTGTATTATGTACTACAACCCCCTGCTTAACTGACCCAGCTAAGAAATTATGATTATCTGGGATAGTAATATCATATTTCCTTCTTTTATAAGACCTTTTAAATTTTCTATTATTAGTATCACAACCTTGAGTAATACTTATTATAGCTACTGGAGTTGGTAAATAATATTCTTGACAGTGTAAGTCAAAATCTTCATATAATCCCTGATAAGTATCTAGGAGTTTATACTGCATCTCAGGTATAATATACTTAGATATCCTCCTCATCAATTCTATAGTTCCTTCAGGAGTAAATTTTATACCAGAAGCTATTGAATTTGTAGTACCTGGATAATAATTCATAAGACCATTCCGGGTGAAATACTCAGATAAAGATTTTAAATTCACTCTATTAGGAGATATACTTATACCACAGATAGTATTATTATATCTATGACCATCATCCATATACCATATAGCTAGGGTTAAGTCAGAGATAGTTTCTCGTAATATCCTTAAAGGGTCTCTTTGTCCCCTACCTTTTTTATCTATGTATACTAATTGTCTAAGTAATTCTAATTCATGGTATCCCTGTGTAGTTATAGCTTTATGAGTATTTATAAACTTCATGGGAAAATACTTACTTATCTTATCTACTTTCCAATATAAATACTCAAGCTGTTTGCTATTACTCAGGGAAAGTCGGGTAACTCGTTTACCATGTTTAGAATATAAACTACCATCACCTATGACAATACCCATGATAAAATCCCAGAGTGTACCATTTAAAACCCTTCTGGTTTTGGTTATAAGCTTATCTTCTATAGTAATATCCTTAGCTTTTTTCCAACCCTTATCAGTTAAACAATGGTGGGTGCCTGTACAAGTAAACCCATTAAAACCATTTGTAGTTTCCGGTCCCTCAGTTTTAAACTGATACCAATCTTTAGTTTCCTCTTTTATTACCCACCCCACTATGGGTTTTGGTTCAAATTTTTGTAATTTCTCATTATAACTCCATACCTCTTTAGATACCCTGTTCTTGATAATTTCCCCTATCTTCATAGAGGTACCATCTACAAAAGGTATTATAGTATCATAATGTAGACATGTATTATCCTTACCAAAACCAACATTTAAAGCAGTTCTTAATTGATTGATATATATTTGGGTTATACCCAATTTATAGAATAACTCACTCCTGATACGGAAAAATTTATATAAAGCTTTTGCTCTACCACCCATCTCACTCTTTCCATC